AAATCCGAGTTTGATTCAGTTTCACCATTGTATGAAGGTGCAGATGAAAAACTTGAAGAACTTTGGAAGAAAGAATTTCCACTTTCTGAATTTACAGATGATAGTAGGTTTAAGGAATTTTCTGAATTGAAGTCCAGACTTGATAGAGTTCTTGGTGCACAATCAGAACCAGTTGTTCCAGTAAGTGAACCTCCTTTTGATGGTGGTAAACCTATGACTACACCTCATGAACCACCTGTAGTTGAAAGTGTTACAACACCAACAACTGCTGAAAATGAAAATGATGAATCATTGACGTATTTTCAGAAATTAGCTGAAGACGCAGCATAAATTATATTAACTAGCGGGCGAAAGTCCGTTAGTTAATCATTAAGCTGGCATTTTCATTGGTTGAGGCGGCCCATAATTATCAGTAGCGAAATCTGTCAGCTGAATCATCTGCAAAATATTAGAACTGTTAGTATGTTGGGATGCATCATTGTTATTGACAATTGTTTCCAATGAGTTCGAGCCTGAACCTATTCCTCCCGCTGAAGCAAAAGCTCCATACTTTGAAAGACCTTGTTCAAGTTGTGTAGCATTTTCTATACCAAGGCCTATACTAAGTTCTTGGCCAGTTTTTAATAAATCCATATTATCTAAATAACTCACGTTCTCGACAGAGCGACCAGTATCTCTTTCCCATTGTTCAATTCTATCTTGGTGTTTTTCTAGTCGGTCTAAAAGTTTTTCTTCTCTAGTTTGTAAGTCTTTTTTAGTTTTAAGTATGGCATCTTCTTGAAGCTCCGTGTTCATTTTTTCTAAAATTCTAAGAATACCTTTTCCTTCCATTAAATTTTTCGTGGGTTCATAACCTGGTTGTTTTGTCTGAAAAAGGCCCCAAGCAGTATCTCCTGATTGATAATTAAGTAGGCCAACATCAGACAATATTTTCAGTACGTCGCGTTCGACTACTGAAACATTTCCCGCTACATGCTTGCCTAACAAATACCTTTGAAATTTTTCTAATCTTTCTTCTTGTGTAGTTCTATCTTCTTCTGGTATCAATGATGGCCTCCCACTAGCGGTTTCGTCATCTTCGCGAGTTACTTCCCTGACTCTCATCATAATATCTTTTAGATATGCTCTCATTTTCTTTTTCTTTTCAATACTAGCATCATATCCTTCAATTTCATCTTGAATTGTTTCTATTTTTGCTTCAATTTCTTTATGTTCAGATTCGAGAGATAAAGTTTTTAACTTATCTAATTTACTTTGCAGCATATCACGTTCTATAGAATCTTTTGGAGCATTTAGTATTTCTTTTTCCAATTTTGAGATTTCAGCTGAAATATGTTTTTGTTGAGTTATTTGCCAGTTTGCGTGAGCTTCTTCCCAACTTTTATTCCACCAATCTGAGATAAAATTTGTTATTTGAACAAGTTTCATCTTTCCTAAAGCCGCAGCCACTCCTGCTAAAGCACCACCAACGATTAATCCTATTAATCCGCCCCACGGTCCAGCTACTAAAAGTCCTGTTATACCTAAGACTGCACCACCTCCCGCTGCTGCAGTTGCTGCCTTCAGAAAAGATGCCCCATTGTCTGCATCACTACCAAAGAAACTTGCTATCCTCGCTCCCCATTCAGTATTTGATCCTAGTTTTAGAGCTTCCTTTTCCCAATTTAACATAAATTGGTCTACGATTTCTTTATTAAAGATTAAACTTGCTAGAAGACCCATAATACCCACACCCCCTGTAAACTTCAAAGCACCTATTGCAATAGTTCCCAAGCTTTTTAAAAGAAATGCACCTATATCAACCATGCCTCCAAAAATACTACCAAAAAACTCTTTCATACTGAATTTGTCTTCCTCATCATCATCTACTTTTTCTGGTCCTTCTTCTCTCTCTGTTTCTACTAGTTTTAATGTATCTTTTTTCTCTGTAACAAGTAGAGGAACCTTAAATAATTTTTCTAAATTACTTTGCCATAATGGAAGTACTGCACCTTCTACACCAATAGCAGTTGCCACTCTTTGTGCTGTGGATGTTTCTCCGGAAAATGGATCTTCATCCATAAGTCCTTCTCGTGATACAACAGGCAAAGGCACATTATATAATTTATCTAAATTTTCTACTCTTTCAGCAGTTGGAACTGCTGTGGATGTTTCTCCCATCGAAGGACTTAGTTCTTGATCTTTTCTTCCCCCAAAAGGATCAGTAATAGCATCATATATACTAGCTTGTGCAAATGTTGGTAATGGAGAAAGAGCAGAAGATACAATGGCGTGACCATACCCCTTTAACATTCTTTCCATTCTTTTAGCGGTCGCATCTTCTAAAACATCAAAAAATTCTCCAATGCCGGTAGCTCTTCCTAATCGAAGTGATGTTGTACCAAATTGTCCTGGTTTTCTTCCACCGGTTGGTTTTTGTGCTTGTGCCATTAGTGTCTTCCTGCTTCTCTTTGTTTAGCTTCTTGTTCTTGTTCTTGTACCCAATTTTTTAATAATTCAAGATAAATATGTCTTTCCCAAGGAATCATCTCATTTAACTCTGTTAAAGAGTATTTATGATGTTGTACTAATGCGAAATTAGTCAAAAAATGAGATTCTAAAGAATCATGAGAAAGCGTTATTCTAAAAAATCCTGTAAACCCCTAAGAATGACAGTTTCTTCTCCACCACATTTTTCACAAGTATAATTTAGATTGTGCTCTATTACAGGTTGAGTTTCATAAAAGTTTTGAATTTTGAGCATTTGTTGTTGATTAAATTGTTCAAAAAATTCTATTATTTCTTCTTGCGTAAAATCTTTTGTTTCATATACAGTTTTATCATCTTTAATAAATTCTATTCCTGAGGATAGAAAGGTTAAGATACCTTCAACATCTTTAGTATCTTTGATTTTATTCGCAGTTTCTATATTTGGATATTTTAGAAATATAGTAATTTTATCATTTATTTCAATTTCTTTATTATGCAATGGATTATATACCATTTCAACTTCTTTTAGATTCATGTTTACATTTGATACATGATCACAATCTTCATTTTTTTTATTTTTTCCGTCTCTGTGTTTAAATTTTAAATTTAATTGTTCTCCAATGGAATGTATTCTTAATTGTAAAAATATCCATTCTAAATCGAATAAAGGAACTGTATCAACATCAAATTCTTGTTGTGAACAATTGTTTATAATTTGTTTAATAGCAGTTACTTGTTCTTCTAAATTTTCTCCTTGCGTTGCCATCATTAGTATTTTTTCTTCTTTTACTAAAAATGGCCTAAATGTAAGTTTTTTATTTTTTGAAGAAGGTTGAGTAGTGCTAAATGTTGCAATATCAATCTTAGGTAAACCCATAATATCTCCTAATTATATAATTATTATTTTTATGTATCAAAGTGACCGGATCATTCTCCACCGGGAATAAGCCATCACGACTTGCAATCTTATTACATCCTGAGAGCCGTAAGTTAATGTGACAGGATTAATTTGTTTGGGAAATGCTTCCATTATTTCTACATGATAATCATCGTAAGACGTAGAACCATCCACCGCATTAGCATGTAAATTTGTTCCAAGTTTTTTTATACCAAAACTTCCACAATACATGTCTGGATAAGTTAATATATTTTGTACCATTGAACCTTCCAACTTAGAATCAGTGAGAGAAACGATATCATCCATCCATCTATCGAAAACTTTTTTAACAAACATATCATCTGTTAGTATGAAAGATAAAGTCATTGTTGGATTAAAATTATTAGAGTGGACATATGATCTAGATACACTACCTGTTCTAAATTCTGTAGTCGCCAAATTTCTTCCAGGTAAATTTGCGGCATCACACATAAATTTAAAATCATTTATATCATATCCAAGCGATTTCGCAATTCCACTCACAGCAACACCATATGGACCTGTAAGTAGATATTTGTTTGCCTTTGCGGGCCCTTTATGTTTGTTTATCGCAGCGATGAAATGTTCTGCTTGTTTAAATCCTGCTGGCATTATATTATCCTTTGTGAATCTTCCCAGACTTTTTCTTTTCTGGTATTAAAACGTTCTATTGGTAAAAATATTGCAAATTTTAACTGTTCAATTCCTTCTATTACCATACCATTTGCTCCTTGAACATGACTCATTAAATATCTTTTAATACATGGTCGAGTCACTTTATTTCTTTTTAATGTATTCCAATTAATTATATTTCCAAATGCGACGGCATCTAATAGTCTTGCTCTATGTTGATATGGTAAATAATGAAAATTTAATCCTATAAATCCGTCAACTTCTTTACTTATGATCATTGATAAAGGAAATCTGTCATAATATGGTAAAGTTTTTTCATGTTTTGCCTTATATGAGAATAATGTTAATCTAGCTTTGGTCATTCTTCTCTTTTGTACCAAATTAGACCCTTCCATAAACTGATCAGCGGTCATACTAGAGTCATCTAATTTAACATTTAAATTTCTTCTAAAATTTCTAATTTTATTTTGTAACCATTGAGCAGATTTTATATTTTCTTGCGGAATTTTTTTCCTTTTTATCACATCTTGTAAAATATCTATTAAATTTCCACTAATTTTCGGTGTTTCGGCCATTTTTCCTTCTTTTTCTGATTCCTAAGTCATATTCATCTAGAATTAAGAAATTCCATCCACTATTTTTACAAAATTCGGTCGCGGCTTTCCATTTCGCCTCATTTACGCCCCATTTTTTGGCTTCCCTGATGAATTTTCTCGATTTTTCCTTCATTTTAGGCGGTTTTGTCTCTTTGTTCGGCTTGACTTCGATAATTACGACCTTTTTATTCGCAAACTTGACCCAAAAATCCGGAAAATAGCGATGAATTTTTCTATCAATTGGTGATCTATAAGGAATTATGATTTCTTCAGACGCCCATTGTTCTACTTGAGAACTTAAATCCAACTTTTCCATCACTTTTCTTTCCCAACCAGATCTATAAATGATCTTTGTGGGATTACCCTTATATTTATTAGGATTCTTTGGTTTGTATTTTCCTTTGTATGCCATATAAATAGAAATGAATAGTTTTTTAAGATACATTTATATTTAGAGAGAAAAGCAAAATGTCAGATCCAAATACAATGAATTCTGTAGCTACTAGAGTTAGTGGAGGAGGAGTAGGAAGCAGCCCATATAATAACGTAGGTTCAGTATTAAAATATCCATTAACTTTAGGAGAAGTTCATACGGATACTCAAAATTTTATATTATTTCATGCGAAACCGGGAGGACCTAGAAAACGCAGTGGATCTGGTGGTTGGGACACTTCTGACATAGCATTACATATTCCACCTGGATCAATGAAAACTAAATTTACAGGAAATTTTACACCCCTAACAGGTGGAGCACTTTTTGAATCTGCTGGCCGTACTATGGGAGCTGGTATGACAGGTGGAGCTATCGCATCCACAGTAGCAACAAGGTTTAAGGGAGTTGCTGCCGTAGTTGGTGTTTTAGCGGGAATAGGAATGAATGCTATTGGGGAAGGTTGGTCAGGTGGAGATTCCATATCTGAAGCAGTAGCAAAAGGGATAAAAAAACTGCCTGACGAAGCCAAAAAGTTTGCAAGCAGTGCGGGAGCATTAGCGATAGCAAATTTTGGTGGAGCTTTAGCTCCGGTGTCAGCTATGGAAGGAGTGGGGATAAATCCACATATCGCTATGATATATCAAGGCCCTGGAGCATTTAGAACACATGATATGTCATTCGATTTTTGGCCAAGAAGTTATACAGAAGCTGTTGCGATAAAACGTATTGTTCAAACTTTTAAAAGAAGAATGTTACCAAAAATGCATAACTTTCTTGGAATGAAAAGTGTATATTTTGATTTTCCACATGAATTTTTTATTGATTTTTTTATTAGTACTGCAACTGGACCTAAAAGATTTGATCAAATGGGAATAAGAAGGTCTGTATTAACAGCTATGGATATAAATTTTGATGCATCAGCTTCCGGCCCGGCATTTTATGATAATCCAGTTGGTGATCCACTTCCAGTACATACAAAATTAACATTAGTGTTTCAAGAAACAGAATTTATTTTAGATAATCCGGATCTACTAGACCAATCTACTTCTGATTCTGTTCAATCAACTGAGATAGCACCTACAGTTTCTTCACCCGTTGCCGCGGCAAACGTTAGTGCACCGGCACCCTCGGGCGGCACATGGTTAGCGGCGTATAAACGAGCTCGCGCTATCAAACCTGGCACTCACTTCACATGGGGTGGAGGTGATGATCATGATCCGGGTGAATATCATAGTTTTGAAAAAGGTGAGGGGGGTTATTAATAATGTCAGAATATTTTAAAAATATGCCAGCATTATATTATAGATTTGATACCGGCACAAATCATGCTGGAAAAAAAATAGATATAATTCATCAAAAATTGGTAACTGATATATCATTAAGACATAGAATAAAAACTACTGTAAAATCAGCCATATATACTCGATATAATTATGATATTCCTGATGGAGAGAGACCTGATACACTATCTCTTCGATATTATGGAGGGTTTGAATACGTTTGGCTTATATTCTTAGCAAATAATATTCTTGATCCTGTTTTTGATTGGCCATTATCTCAAAACGAATTACAAAAACATATAATATGTAAATATGGAAGTTTAGAAGCTGCTAATAGTGGAGTTCATCATTATGAAGAAGTAATACAAAAATTACTTCCAGCAAGTGCGGGACAAGAAAGAATAGAAGAGAGATTTTATGAAGTAGATGAAACCCGTTATGATATCGTTACAGCAGAAGGCAATGGAATGGAAAGATCTGTGTCCAATTATGAATATGAAGTCCTACATAATGATAGTAAAAAGAAAATTAATTTAATAGAGAACACTTGGGCTGAACAGATTTTAGAAACAGCAAGAAATATGTTTAGTTAAGGTATATAAATGGCATCTAAAAGTTATGATTCAATTATTTTCGACGGTAGCAGTCTAAAATCGGCGCAAAAAGTTCCTGAGTATGCGGGACACGTTAAAATTAATCATTTTAATTTAATTAGTCCTAATAATTTTCCCGGCGGTGTTGTTGATCTTTCACGCATGTTTACTAGATGTGAGATTACTGAAAATATATTCTCTCCTTATGTTAGTGGATATGTAGATATTGGTGATGCAATTGGTTTATTTGAAAGAATACCCATTATTGGCGAAGAACTTTTTCATATATCTTTTCAATCTGTTGGAGCAGATATATCTGAAGATAAAATAGATAGATATTTTAGAGTTGTAAAAGTAACAAATTTTAATGTAGATCCTAAAAATGATAGATTAGTTACTTATACTTTAAATTTTACTAGTATAGAATATGTTGTCAATTTAGCAACAAAAGTTCAAAAATGTTATGCTGGAATGAGAATTAGTGATATGGCTGAAAATATATATGAAGATTATATCAAACCTACTTCATTCTTGACTATAGAAGTTCCGGAAAGACCAGACCTAGATATTGAAACTACAAAGGCTGAGCATAATATGACTATGCCAAATATATCACCTTTTCAGGCAATGGGATTTTTGGCATCAAGAGCTGAGGCAGCAGGAGCATCATCTTTACCTTTTGCGAATGGTGGTCCTCCTACACAAATAGAAAGTCATGAATCAAATGGAGCATTTTATTGTTTTTATGATACAGTAAGAGGAGGATTTAAATTTAAATCTTTAGAAACATTAATGCAAGGATCAGAAAAAATAACTTATATTTATGCTCCAGGAGGATTATCTTATAAAGATGCATATGAACAAGTAGCTATTGAAAGTCATAAAGTTAATGAATATCATAGAGTATCTCCAATAGCTGTTGATAAAAATTTACAAAATGGTATGTATGGAAATAGATTAATAACTCATAATATTCTAAGAATGAGACATGATTATTATGATTTATACTATAAGAAATCATTTGAAGATGCTGGAAATATTAAAACTGATCCTGAAACCGGAGCGGTAATTCAAACATTACCTCCCACCACAGCAAATGATTTTGGAAATGTTGTTGATAATAATTCTAAACACCAACATCAAACATATGCTATTGATGATGATACATTTCATTTATCTGATGCTCCTGTAATATCTAGAGGAGCAGATGTAATAGGAAAACCGCAGGCGTGCGTTTCATTAAAAACAACAAATGATGGATGTTATGTAAGATTTGCGGATATTAATAGTGAAGGTGCTCCTCAAGATGCAATTTTAAGAGAAACACAAATAGAAAATTGGTATGCTAAAAGAAAAATGCAAAATCAATTATTGAATAATTTTATATATCAAATAACAGTTCCAGGAAATACACATAGAGAAGTTGGTGATGTTATAAATGTACAATTACCGACTCAACTTGGTGAAAAAACAGGTGACATAACAATGACTCAATCGACTTTGGTTTCTGGAAAATTTGTAGTAACGAGATTATCACATGTTTTTATAAAAACGCAGAGTAAAGTTGAACACAATTTAAGTTTACATATAATGAAAGATGGTTTATCCAGAAAATTACCAGGAACTGATTATGTTCCATCTAATTACGGAACATGGGAAGGTAAAGATACTGATGAGGCTCTTGCGATATCTGGCAGAAAAAAGGGACAATCAGGAAGATAGGAAATTATGATAAAGAGGTATGAATAATGTTAACTTCCGATTCTATGGGAATGGAATTTATTTGGTGGGTTGGTGTTGTCGAAGATAGAC